AGTACATTTTCAAGAAAGTCAATTCCATCTCTTAATGGAAGACAAATAGACAACACGCGGTATAAATGCAATTTTTCAGATATGTCAAAAGGAGTATCTTCCTTCTTATACCATTTGGTTCTAAATCGAATATGTGCCATCATATAACTATAAGTATGCCATGGCCGATTCTCTATATCCCAGAATCTACCTAAGAAATAAAATGAACCATCTTCTAACACATCCTCGTAATTTACGGTCATTCCTAAGTTAAAACTTAATTCCCGATGTAATAGGAAAAAGAACTCACTTTTTAGAAATATTCCATCATCGCCATATACCTTACATCCATAATTTTCAGGAAAATAAACATGAGGTATGAGTAGTTTATTTATTTCCTTACATAAAGAGAATATGCTCTTATTCTCATAAACAATCTTCCGTGCAAATAGAATGAAATTTTCTTCAAGGTTGGTCGTCAAATTCAGTATTGATAAGTTAACAAATGAATCGCGTAGATTTGTTGTAAAAGATCCTGAACATACACCACGATTAATGATGTGAAGTTTATCTTCATAAATAAACGGAGTATAGCATATGTATAATCTTAGAAGAGAATATGCTTTACATTCTGAAGGAGTTAAATCTAACTTTGTTCTCCAAAGGCAGAAATATATGCAAGTCCAAAATGATTCTACTGATCTATCAAATTTAGAAAAATCAACAGATCTAAGTTTCTTAACATTTTGTTTTGATAATTTAACTCTTCTTCTCTCACGATTTACATCATTTATAGTAATATTTGAGAGCTCAGAATTATTTAGTCCAATTGGAAATTTTGCTCTACCGTCCGTTTGAGCCTTGATTTTGACTAAATCAAGTTGAGGTCCAAAGAAGTAACATTCTAGTGCAATAATTATAAAGGGTACGCACCAAACTTGTCTAATCTTAACTTCAAACTCTCTTCCTAATTTTTCTGTCGGTGAAATCTGAAACCTATGCATTATATAAGTAGGAAATTCGTAAATATTTTCAAGATCAAAGATAGAATCAGGAAACTCTTTGATGTATTTCTTAACTAACTTATATGAAGATGGATTTTCAATGAAATCTTTAACCCATGCTTTTGTTTCTGATTTAACAAGGGGATCATTCTTTCTTCTATATGGAAGAATCCACTATTCGTGTTCTTTGAGATATGATCCATAACTTTATC